CTGTTCTGCGTGCTGGTGATACGCGCACGCGGGAACGTCACAAAAATCTTTCCATTGTTGAGGTGAATATGTCGGGTAAATTCAGATTTAGTCGTCGCAGCGAAAAGAATCTGGAGGGCGTTAAACCACAGCTGGTTGCTGTCGTTCGCCGTGCGCTGGAGCTGACGGAGGTTGATTTCGGTATTACGGAAGGGCTGCGCACGAAAGAACGCCAGAAACAGCTGGTCGCGGAAGGGAAAAGCCAGACCATGAACAGCCGCCACCTGACCGGTGATGCGGTGGATGTTGTTGCCTGGGTTGGCAGCCAGGTGTCATGGGACTGGCCTCTGTACGAGAAAATCGCGCAGGCATTTAAGCAGGCTGCCGCAGAGCTGGGAACTGCCATCGAATGGGGCGGGGACTGGAAAACACTGAAAGACGGACCTCACTTTCAGTTGAAACGCTGATAACCAGGTGTGTTATGAGCAGAAAACACTGGACACACAGAATACCGCGAGTGGCGGCGAAATGGGCACTGGTAGCGATACTGGTGCCTTTTTTATTGGTGGGATGCGTCAGCCTGAATAAGGCGCGCCAGCTTTTCGATACAGCTTCTCAGGTCTGTGAAATTGTCGACGGTGTTCGGCAGTGTATGCAGAACTGATCGCCTGTAATAGCAGAATATTTTACTGAAAAATGAAGGGTGCGCCAGCGTCCGGAAAGCATGAAATTCTGCTGCGTGTGCCAATTTTATCTTATTCATCCTAAATCTTGCCGAATCAAGATGAACTTTGATCAACTGCCTGGCGGCAAGGGGCATTAAAACAGGAGAAAATTATGTGGAAATCTACAGGTGACAAGTTAATCACCGCGTTGATTGACGGCAAGCCACAATACTTACGCATTGAAATGAGTGGTCAGCATGCTCGTTTGATTCGTGAGTAACAGGCATTACAGCAGCCCTTCAGTGTGAGGGGCTGCGATAATGTCAAAGCTCGTTATCAGCACCCGCCGCGCACCCAGCGCACTGGCCGATAGCGGGCTTTTTTATTCATAAAGCGAGTCTGTATGAGCGAGAAATTGAAGATCGGCTATCGCCCTTTACAAGAACTGTCTCCGTATGCACACAACGCCAGGACACACAGCCCTGAGCAGGTGGCACAACTGGTAGAAAGCATTAAGCAATTCGGCTGGACTAATCCGGTGCTGATTGATGAAAAGGGCGAAATTATTGCTGGTCACGGTCGCGTTATGGCGGCTGAAGTGCTCAAAATGGATTCCATTCCGGTCATCGTTCTGTCTGGTTTGATGGATGATCAGAAAAAGGCGTACCGCCTGGCAGATAATCGCCTGCCGATGAATGCTGGCTGGGATGAAGATCTGTTACGGATGGAGCTGTCGGACCTAATCAATGCTGATTTTGATGTCTCCCTGACAGGCTTCAGCCCGACAGAAATTGATGAACTGTTGACGGATGTTTTGCCCGGTACAGGAAATGAGGAGGAGCCGTATACGACGAAAATTGATACGCCTGTTTATGAGCCGTCGGGCGGTAAACCGGATATCAGTGAACTGTACGACGATACGAAAACTCAGGAGCTGATCAGCCGGATACGTTCGGCGTCCCTTGATCCTGATATTGAGAAATTCCTCCTGTGTGCGGCAGAACGTCACACGGTGTTTAATTTCAGCAGAATTGCGGACTATTACGCTCACGCCCCCGCTGAAATTCAGTGCCTTTTCGAGGATTCGGCGCTGGTGATCATTGATTATCAGCAGGCTATTGAAAATGGATTTGTCCGGATGACGCAGCGCATGGTGGAGATCATGCATGGCGGGGAGGAGGAGGAATATGCGTGATGATTTTTGCGCCTTTATTCTGACTCACGGGCGACCGGACAAAGTTCTGACTTACCGGACGTTGCGTCGTGCTGGCTATACCGGGAAAATTTTTATCGTTGTTGATGATGAAGATAAGACACGGCATCAGTACATAGCTGAATTTGGTGAACAGGTGCTGGTGTTTTCCAAATCCGATATCGCCAGTCGTTTTGACGAAGCCGATAATTTCGGTGACCGCCGCTCAATTTTTTACGCCCGTAATGCTTGTTTCGACCTGGCAAAACTGGTCGGGTGTAAATTCTTCATTCAGCTCGATGATGATTATCACGAGTTCCAGTTTCGGGTGGATCGCAACTATGACCAGGCCTATTTTCCGATAAGAAAACTGGATGCGATCCTTTCTGAAATGCTGGCGTACTACGAATCAATACCTGCGCTTTCCATCGCTATGTCGCAGGGCGGGGATTTTCTTGGTGACAATGGCGGCCATGCTTCGTGGGTGAAACGCAAGGCAATGAACAGCTTTATCTGTTCGGTTGATCGACCGTTCTCATTCATGGGACGCATTAACGAGGATGTGAATACGTACACGAATCTCGGTCGCTGTGGTGAATTGTTTATGACGATCGGTGCTGTCCAGTTAGGGCAGAAACAGACGCAGAAAAACAGCGGCGGAATGACCGAGCTGTATCTGGATTCCGGAACCTACGTTAAAAGTTTTTACTCCGTCATGTATGCGCCGTCGTGCGTAAAAATCTCACTGATGGGTGCCAGCCATAAACGCATTCACCATCAGGTCACCTGGAACAACGCTGCAGTAAAAATCCTTCACGAAAAATACAGGAAGAAGACACCCTGCATATCAATGGGGGTGACAAATGATTCCGTATTCGAAAGTCGAGTCTCTGGCAGCGTGCCGGATGACTGCACAACAAATCGCTGACGTTCTGGATGTTGATCTGAACCGACTGAAAGAAAATCGGGAAGCAATGACAAATTTTTATGCGTCCATCCGTAAGGGCAGAGCGAAAGGTGAAGCCGAGCTACGGGCGGCATTGTTTAAGCTTGCCAGAAAAGGGGATGCCTTTGCCCTGCGCGAACTACTCAGGGTGGATAAAAATCAGGATTAACTGATGAGCAGACCGGACTGGGGGGCGTTGCAGCAGGAGTATATTGCTGAATACACCCGCTCCGGTATATCTCCGGTGGCATGGTGTGAAGCAAGGGGACTGAATTACGCAACAGCCCGTCGTTACATCAAAAAACCTCCGAAAAATGCGCAGACAGAAATGCGCAAAACTGCGCAAAAAAGTGCGCAGAAAAAATCTGCGCAGACTGCGCAAAAGCAGAACGGAAAATCTCAGAAAAAAAAGCCAGTATCCGATGCGTGCCTGAATAAGGGCGACACGGAGGAATTTTCGTTCTGTCCCGATGAATTCGGCATCTCAGAGCAGCAGACGAAATTTGCGATGCTGGTTGCACAGGGGAGAAAACTCGTTGAGGCATATCGCCTGGCAGGATACGAGTCAGAGGGGAATGCGGCCTACGTCACTGCCAGCCAGCTCCTAAGAAATCCTAAGGTTTATCGGGCTATCTCATGGTTCCGCAATCAGTACCAGAAACGCTATACCGCAGACCTAGATTTACTGGTGAGTCAGTTGATGGCCATTGTCCAGGCCGACCCCAATCAGTTGGCACAATTTCGCCGTGTTAACTGCCGTTATTGCTGGGGCGAGAATCATCTCTACCAGTGGCGTGATATTGCAGAATTCGATAAGGCAGCAGCACAGGCCTCCAGAGATGGCAAACCCGAGCCGGAATATGGAGGCCTCGGCTTTGTTGATAACGCCATACCCAATCCGGATTGTCCGAAGTGCTGCGGTGAGGGAACGGGACAGCTTTATATGGCTGATACCACTCTGCTTGATGGGGATGCGCGACAATTATATGCAGGGGCAAAGCTCGGGAAATTTGGTGTTGAGATCCTGCTGGAGGATAAGGCTGCCGCCCGGCGCGAACTTATCAAGCTGATAATGGCGACGAAAGGAGGTTCTGCTAGTGGTGCAACTGACAGTCGCAATGATCTGGAGCTTGAAGGACTGAGGCTTCGCAACGAAAAGCTGCGCACTGAGATTGAAAACCTCAAAAAAGGCGTGGGTGGTGAGAATAACGAAATAATTATCCACAACTCTCTGCCGATGCCGGGAGTGGATAATGTCGATTGAAATCTACCTCCCAAAACCTCATGAGGGGCAAATAGCTGCATGGACGGCGGCAATAGAGGAACGCTTCCACGCGGTATGCTGTGGTCGTCGCTGGGGTAAAACGGTGATGCTGGTGAACATCGCTACCAGTTTCGCGACGCGGAAATTTGCCGTTCCTACCACCGGGCAGCTTATCGCGGGTAGGGTGGGGATTTTTACCGCACAATACCGACAGTACCAGGAAATCTGGGATGAAATTAGCGCCGTTCTGCAACCGCTGATCCTCAGTCAGTCAAAAAATGAAAAGCGCATCATTCTCCGGAACGGTGGCCGCATCGACTTTTGGGTAACGGACAATAACAAACTGGCCGGGCGTGGGCGTAAATATCACGCTGTGCTGATTGATGAGGCCGCATTCACTAAATCGCCGGAAATGCTCGAAGAAATCTGGCCCCGCGCTATACGCCCGACGCTTGTCGATTACCGCGGCTGTGCGTGGGTATTTTCCACACCAAACGGTATCGACGAGAGCAATTTTTTCTACGCGATATGCCACGATGAATCCCTGGGATTTGTCATGCACCATGCGCCAACTTCATCGAATCCGTATATTCCGAAAGAAGAACTGGAGGAAACGGAGAAGAAATCCGATCCGCGCGTCTGGCAGCAGGAATATCTTGCCGAGTTCGTGGACTGGTCCAAAGATGCGTTACTCGATGTCGATAAGCTGCTGGTGGACGGTCAGCCGATTGAGATGCCACCGCATTGCGACATGATTTTCGCAGTGATGGATACGGCGCTGAAAGGCGGGACCGAAAATGATGGTACTGGCATGGTGTATTTCGCTTATGAGTCAACGTATTCGGACGAGCCAAAACTGACGATTATTGACTGGGATGTGACGCAAATTAAAGCGTCATTGCTTCCTGAATATATCCCCGGCGTTTATGACAACCTCGAGCGCCTGGCGAAATTATGCCGTCCGCGTCTGGGCAGCCAGGGAATTTTTATGGAAGACGCTGCGATGGGGGCAATCCTCAACCAGAAGGCGGAAACCGAAGGTTGGGATATGACGCCGATTAAATCGGCACTAACCAGCAAAGGCAAAGACGAACGGGCGGTGATGGCATCCAGCTACCACTATCAGGGGATGTGCAAAATCGTCCGGGAGGCTTACGACAAGACCGTTTCATTCAAACGCACCACCGCAAACCACCTCATTAAGCAAATAGCCGGGTTCCACCTGGCAGACAAAGACGCACATAAACGTGCTGATGACCTTTTCGATTGTTACACCTACGGATTGATTATCGCGCACGGTAATTACGCGGAATTGTAAAAATCTGGATTTTTTCTGATGGCTGAGATCGAGATTTCTGTAAATCTCAGTTCTTCGCTGATGCGCATTCTTGAGGCTGAAGAAATTCAGCCGGGAACCGACATTGGCTATGAACTGTGTAAACTGCTGTGGCAGTACCACCCGCTGGGCGGGAAACTTGTCGAAAAACCCATACTGATGGCGATGTGTAAGCCGCGCCAGTACAACGTGGAGACAGACCCTGACGAGCGGGTTGTGCGGCGTTTTCAGGAGGTATGGGAACGTATGAAGGTTAACGAGAAGATTAAAAATCTTTTTTTTCTGTCTCGTTGCTACGGTGCTGCAGCGATCGGCGTGGGCACCGACAGTGTTTCATGTCGTGAACCGCTTCCGACGTTCGGACTGACAGAAGAGGATGTGTATATCAACGCGTGGGATCCGTTGAACGCTTCCGGTTCGATGGTGACTGACCAGAATCCAAACAGTCCGTTTTTCCAGGAAGCCAATAAAAAGCTGAAGATTGGCGGAAAAGACTGGCATCCGTCACGCACACTAAAAATCTTCAACGGCACACCGATTTATCTGGAGTTTCAGAGTTCATCGTTCGGATTCACCGGGCGAAGCGTATTTCAGCGCGTTCTTTATTCCCTGAAATCCTATATCAATACGATGGAGGCGAATGATCTCGTCAGCCAGAAGGCGGGCGTACTGGTAGCTAAAGTTGTGCAGTATGGCTCGAAACTTGACGGGATCATGGCTGCCGCCACGGGACGAAAAAGGGAAAACGTCAAAGAGGCAAAAAATAAAGGTGTGCTTAGTATCGGGAAGGATGAGGATGTTACCTCGCTGAATCTACAAAACATCGATGGTGCGCTAAACGCTGCACGCGACAATATTATTTCCGATATTGCGTCAGGGAGTGACGTTCCGGCGATCCTCATTAAAGAGGAAGCCTTTTCGAATGGTTTCGGTGAGGGGACCGAAGATTCGAAAGCCGTCAGCCAGTATATCGATGGTGTACGCCAGCAGATTGAACCTGTGATGGATTATTTCGAACGCCTGGTGCAGTACATCGCCTGGAACGAGGAATTTTATCAGTCGCTGAAAAATGATTACCCGGACATCATAACCGACGACTATAAAACCACGTTTTACCAGTGGCGACGTGAATTTACCGCGACGTGGCAGGAGCTGGTGGAGGAGTCGCCGGACAAACGCCGGGAAAGCGACAGTAAAGTGATTCAACAGGCGATAGCACTTTTCTCTGCCGTGTCGCCACAGGTTGATCCTGAAAACCGTGCCGCCGTCACTGAATGGCTGGCAAGCCTTGTTAATGCCACGCAAACCTATGGCGAAGCTCCACTCATCATTGATGTGGACGCGCTGGCGAATTATGAACCACCGAAGCAGGAGACGCCTGATGGCAATTTCCAGCCGGGCGGGGAGGAGGAAGAGACGGATCAGGACGCTGTATGAGGTTCTGACGGATGCCGTTAACTACTACGTAAATCACGGGTGGGATAGCGAAAAATCATTGCTCGAATGGTGCCGGAAACTCCGTGTAGCCGCTCAGCGAGAAACCCCTGATGATACCGTAGCCAGAAAACATCTCACCGCTATCTACAGCCGTCTTGTCATCGACGGCGGGGCATTACGGGATCAGCCTCCTGACGGCCCTAAAAAAATCACTGTTGAAAAACTGAAACCTGAGTTTCGCAAGGAACTCGACAGGCGAATTTTCGCCAGTGCCAACCTGATAAAACTCAACCGAGAACAGGCCATCGAGAAAACCATACAGCGTTTTCAGGGGTGGGTTACGTCCATTCCGCCTGACGGGGTGAGCGAAATTGATCGCCGGGAAGTGAAGTCCAGTTTTCAGAAGTCCGTGAAGGATATGGATTTTATCAGTCGCCGGGTGGCAATTGACCAGGGGCATAAGCTGGCAAGCAACGTTAAGTATCTGCTGGCTGTTCAGAGTGGTGCGATTGCTCTGCGCTGGCATTCGAACTGGCGGCGTCCGGGCTACAAATACCGACAGGACCACAAAGAGCGCGACGAGAAAATTTATCTCCTCCGCGATTCTTGGGCGCTGGAGCAGGGGCTGATTAAGCCCGTATATGGTTTTTATGACGAAATCACTGCTGCCGGGGAGGAGGTTTATTGCAGTTGCGATGCACTGCCGATCTACGCCCCTCAGAAACTACCTGACGAATTTTTAACGGAGAAGGGCAAACGTGAGTTTAACCGAGCTTGAAGTGGCAGAACGCATCAGGGACGGAACCGTACCGTCTCCGGTGAAATTCTCCAACATGTGGCTGGTGAATTTGCGAATAACCGGAACCGGGCTTGCCTATCGCGCCGGGCTGAAAGAGCACGTATGGCGTGATCCAAAGCTCTATCTGAACGAGGAGTTTTTAAGGCGATGCAATGGCCTTCCGGTTATCGCAAACCATCCTGACGACGCAGTTCTGACGGAGGAGGATTTTAAATCGCGGATCGTCGGCAGTGTCATGCTGCCGTATATCCGGGGTGACGAGGTATGGGCGGTGTGCCGCGTTTATCTCCAGAGCATTGTTGAAGAAATCACTGAGGGGGATGTTTCGACAAGTCCGTCGGTGGTGTTCAACAGCACATCAGGAAATGTGGAAGTACAGGAAGGTGACACCAATTTTTTAATCGAGGGCGTTCCTTTCCTTGTTGATCACATCGCCCTGGTGACGAAAGACCACGGCTCGCTGGGCGTGTGGGATAAAGACCGGATCCCCGCAGGGGTTGAAGTGACAAATACAGGTGAAATTGAGATGGAAAAAGAAGAACTCCAGGCCCTGTTACAGGGGGTGGTTAACGATGCCCTGAGCGGCATTAATCAGAAAATCGATGGAGTAGTCACGCGCATGGACTCACTGGAACAGCGGGACAAAGCGCGGGCGGACGCCGAAGATCAGGCGAAAAAAGAGGCCGAAGAAAAGGCCAAAGCCGATGAAGCCGCAGAGGAACAGCGTAAAGCTGATAAAGCTGCGGCAAAGGAGGCGGAAGAAAAAGCCAAAGCTGACGAGGCGGCAGCTAAAGACGCTGAGGAGAAAGCAAAGGCTGATTCCGAAGCGGAAGAACAGCGTAAGGCTGACGAGGAGGCAGAAAAAGAACGCAATGACTCTGCCCTGGCAGAAGCACAGGCTAAAGCCGACTCCGCATTCAGTGCCTGCGGTAAAAACGCGCCAGCACCGTTTTCTGGTGAAAATGCGCTGGACTACCGCAAGCGTGCGCTAATCGCTATGCAGAAACACTCTCCGGCACATAAGGACGTCAATATTCGCGCGATTGCGGATTCTGCAACGCTGGCTGTGCTTGAGGACGCAATTTTCAGTGCTGCCCGTCAGTCCATCGAAAAAGAAATGATGAGTACGCAGGGGCAACTGCATAAACGTATCCGCAACGATGAAGCCGGGCGTCGCATTACTGAATATCAGGGCGATCCGAACGTCTGGCTAAGTGCTTTCAAAATTCCGGGGCGTCGTCTGGCAAAAATTAACACTCAAGGGAGCCTGAACAATGGCTGATATTAACTTTCATCCGTTTAAAAACCGTGGAGCATTTGGTGGCCTTTTTAACGTCGAATCCCGTGGGCTGATGCAGGGGGATGCGCAGGATGATCCGGCAATTCGTCTGCAACTTTGCTCCGGTCGACTGGACAGCAAAATCACTGAGCCGGTATGGGGTGGCGTTGGAGTTATGGAGTGCATTGCTCCCGCGAAAGACAGCGTTAACGGCGCGGTAATTAAGCAGGCTACACAAAACGCATGTAACGCCTTTACGGTCTTTAATCAGGCATTTCATGGCATTACCACGCCGGATAATCCGGTGCCGTTATATCTCGCGGGTGGCTTTGTTCACTATTACCGCGTTGGCTCAGGTGCCCGCATTCCTCTCCCTGTCAGTGCAGAAGTTGTTGCGCTGGCTGATGGTAATAACACCGTTGCTGCCAGTGGTTTTGTGTGGGATCTGACGAAAAACATGGTTGATGTTTATTCGGGATCACCCGGAGCTAATCCGAAAGTGGATATTAAATTGCTGATGGTTTCAGTTGACGGAAACCTGACGGTGAAAAAAGAGGATGGCGGTAACGTTGTCTGGGAAATCGGCAAACCGTGCGGCCTGTTTTTAATTTAAGGGGATATTAATTAATGAGCGCATTTACTCCTGCGACTACTATTGTGTCGCCGTCAATGGTGCTGCCGGAAATGATCGTGCAACAGAGCATGGCTTCCGGTGCGTTTGAAGTCCTGGCTGGCGGTGCTCCAGCGGTAAAAATCAGTTCCAGTGATTTGATGGTCTATCAGAAATATTTACGTATGACCTCGCAGGCGCAGGTCAGCCAGTCTCTGCCGGGCCAGTTGCCGTCTTCCAGTATTTCTGGCGGCTATGACGGGATGATGACTTACCGAATTTCTTCCCGCTCGCAATACAGCTATCTCGATACTGATGCAGCAGATCGCTGGGGCTATTCTCTGATTGAAGGCCTGCGCCTGGCTAACCGCCAGGGACACGCTCAAATGTTGCGTAATATGCTGCTGTATGGTGTGAATGCAGCTAATAACGAGGGGATCACCAACTCCCCGAACGCAGTGACGCTGAATCTGGGCAACGACAGCAAAGGGAATGATTCATATACCACTTGGGATTCCGGCGAGATGGCTAAATTTATGCTTGGCCTGATTGCTGACCAGAAAACCCGCATGTTGCTGCTGGGGCAGCCATTAACGACTGTCATTCTGAGTCCGCAGCGATTCATGAAGGCGCTGGAGTGGACAGGAATTGTTGAGCTGACCAGTTACCAGCGTCCTGGTGGCGGTACCGGAACGGTGGGAACGGTGGTTAAAGACGTCGCTGATAAGGCGACAGGCGATGACATCATTTTCTGCCAGGACGACACGCTGATCGGTAAAGGCGCTGGTGGTAATGATCTGATCATCGTTACGAACCCGACGATTGAGGTGCCGGAAGCGCGTCACGCCATTAACACCAATATCTTCTCCACGCTGGTTCCGAACCAGCAGGCCGTCAACGTGATGTTCTGCGATATGGCAGCGCCGACGGAGATCCCGTCCCCTATGCCGGATGGCGGCCTGACCACGTTGTATACCATGCGCGCGACGCCGGGCTGGAACTTCCGCCCTGAGGGGATCACCCTGTTGTCTGCCAAATACGCATAAACGTTCAATCTGATAACGCGGGGAGCTAAATGCTCCCCTTTTTTGTGGGAAAAATTTATGAAGCTCTACATCGCTAACTGTTCACGTCAGCCGCACACGTTCAACTACAAACTCCCCGAAAAAACGCAGTCGTTCGGTGTGACAATTCCGTCCGGACGTCAGCATATGATCGAAAATCAGTCCGATATTATCGACCACATCATCCGACAGCATGAGCCTTACGGATTCCAGCGTTGTGACAAGGTGGACAAGAATTTTTCCGGTATCTGCTATTCCATCGATAAACCTGTGAGTGTCGGTCGCATTGAGGATTGCGCGGAGCAGAAAACGGAAAATCTGGAATCCATGTCAGAGGAAATTCTCGCGGCCAGCGCCGTATCGCTGAATAACGCAGTGGATCAGGCAGTGATTCAGAGCGGCGAAAAACCTCAACCTGGCGGTATTGAGATGGAAATCACCGGGGAAGCGATCAACACCGAACAGGAAAATCCGCCCAGCACAAAGCGAAATATTAAGGTTAAAAAATAATGACCCTGCGTCCGTCACTGGAGGGATTTATTCGCTTTGTTCGTGATGACATGAAAGTACCGGTTCACGCTATTGCTGACGATGATCCGACGCTGGAATGTTGCTTTCAGTCTGCGATGGAGCTAATCCCTCACGATCAGGGGCTGGAGCGTTTACCCATCATCTATGTGCGAACGGTTTATAACGCTGCCGCCTCATTCCTCCTGAATTTCGCCCCAGGCTCGTGGTTTGCTGACCTGAGAAAAAAACTCAACCTCGGGAAACTGGCTACCGGGCTTGTCAGCGCGGCAGCAGACCAGGGGACATCGGGTTCGATCACTATCAGCGACGCGCTGAGAAATCTGTCTTTGCTGGATTTGCAGATGTTGCAGGATCCGTATGGACGACAGGTTGTTGCGGTGCTGATGCAGATGGGTACGGTATGGGGTTACACGCCATGAAACTCTGTTTTGGTGTTGTCGACCAGCCGTATGACTACGGCGACGAACCGGGAAAAACCACGTTTGACGTGGCCTGTGGCCTTGAGGAGCGATACGAAATTTTTACGCACTTCTGGGAAATGCATAAGGACGAGATTATCCAGGAGGCAGGTACTGAACTGGCGTACCAGTGGGTCAATCACCTTAAACATAAGGCTCCGCTACCAGGCGAGCATTTTCTGGAAGGGACTGAGAAGATTTTCCATATTTTTCTTGAAACTGAAGAAATGGCCGGGATGACGATTAACGGAAACCCTGTGCCAACTCAGGCCGCGCTACTGGGCGTTAACTCCAGGCTTAAGGACAAATATACCGGAGAGCGGCGTCCGTCATTCATAGACGGCGGCCTGTTTAAGGGCAGCTTTATAGCGTGGATAGATAACAATGCCGAGTCTTGAGGAATTAGCCGAACAGCACAGTTCGCAGCTCTCATCCGTTCTTAAATCCGCAGTTGAAACCATCTCGTCAGACCAGGAAATCACGTTCAGGCTCTATGTCCGGCAGGTTCTGCCGCTGGATGGTTTTGTCTATTGGGTTAATGCGGAAATCATCAGTTGCGATGAACTGTGTCGCCTGAATATTGAGTCACCAACTCGTCTGAAAATCAAAGGCAGCCTGCATCGTCAGGTTATTGCAATTCAGGACGAGTCTGTCTCGAAGGATGTGAACAACATTATTTTCACGCCTGTTCAGCAGGTTGATGATTTTAATGTGGAAAATCCCGATGCGATCTATCTCGGTGAGTATGGCGGCGTCCAGTTCGCTTTTTCACGAATGGAGAGCCGTTATCAGCAGTCGGGTATTTTTCATTATCGAGGCATGGCGATTTTACCAACTATGCGTTCTCAGATTATCGACTGCGAGGAGGATATCAGCGACGAGCAGATCATCTCCAACAGCATCCCGATCTGGCTGCAAATGAAAGATGCCGCGACCGTGTATCCGTCTTACCTGGTACCTCAGAACCTTCGCCCTCCGTATATCGCGGTGGATGTTCGCAACAGTATTCCGTTGCAGGTGGCTCCCGTTGTTTTCGGTGGTGAGCGATTCCAGCTCGTCCAGGATTCGGTTCGCCTGACGCTTTACGGATTCAGCAACAAAATGGCGCTGGATCTTGTCGACTCGGTGGTGAACAGGGCGCTGGAGGAGGAAAAGTTTGGTGTAACCAATATTCCGGTGGTTCAGGACGCAAAGTCGGGACAGGTTGAAATCAACGCTCTGGCGAAGAAAAAGATTGTCGATTTTGACGTGAATTACTACCAGAGCACCGCTCGGGAAATATCCCGGCAGTTGATTGAAAAAGTTATTTGTAAATATGAGGTTAAATAATGGGATTTAATATCGTCACGGTGAATGTGTCCCAGACCATCGGGGCCATTCCCTCGAATTTGCAGCAGATGTCTGCGGTTCTCTCGTTTGGCTCCACGACTCATGAGCCGGGGAAACCTGTATTACTCACCAGCAATCAGGATATTAACGATCTGGTAAGAAATCCGATTGCTGCGTTGTCGGCGGCTGCCGCAGGAAAATCTGCGGCAAACGTCACCGTTACGATGACGTTTCTGGAGGGGCGTAATATCCGGCGCGAAAACAGTTCTGAGGTAAAAATTGTCGTTTCCGGTTGCTCTCCCGACGCGTGGAACGGCGAATATACTGCTACCGTCGCGGATGAAAAAACACTGACCTGGACAATAGCTGATTCTCAGCTTTCCGGTTCGCCAGTGACACTGGGCCAGTTTTCCATTGCTGGCAGTGAAAATCTGGTGACGGCGGTGAACACATTTTTTGCCCAGGGAAATTCAGTTGGGATTTACCTGCTGGAGCTGGGAGTACAGAAAGGTGGAGTCAGTAAGGAAATCGCTGCACTGAAAGCTTATATGGAAGATCCGCTCCTGCGTTTTTATGCGTATCTGGTGCCGCAGCCGTGGGATGGTGACGCAGAGTTTATCAGTCTGGCAAAACTCCACACCGCCAACGAAGCGATGCAGTATTTCTTCGTGCTGACGAAAACGCCGGACGATACGAATTACGTTTCGCCTTATGCCGGTATTAAGTCGGTTATTGCAACGGCGGATGATACGTACCCGGCGACAAATGCGGCTGCAGCCGTAATGTGGAACTATGTTTCCGCATCACCTTCAGAAATCAACAAGGTGCCGCCGATGGCATTTCGCTATCTACAGGCGGTCAACGCCCACAAGGGCAAAAATTCCATTCTGGCCACGATGACGAAGCAGAATATTAACTATGTCGACACGGGGGCTGAGGGTGGAATTTCCAACACGATTCTGGTGAAAGGCGTTACCAGTGACGGTAACGATACGACGTACTGGTATTCCGTGGACTGGGTGCAGATTAACGTCGATATGCAGCTCGCCAACACGGTGATCAACGGCAGCAATAACCCAATTAACCCGCTTTACTACAACCAGGACGGGATCGACCGTCTACAGCAGGTCGCACAGGCGGTGTTCAATACGGGCGTATCTTACGGCCTGGTCAACGGCCAGCCTGTCGTCGATGCAGTGCCTTTCCGCCAGTATATCAACACTAATCCGAATGATTACGGTATCGGGCGTTATGCCGGCCTTTCGGCCTCCTATACGCCGATGCGCGGATTTGTCGAAATCATTTTTAACATCAATGTGACAATGCAGCTTTCGTGAGGGACTGAACCGTGCCTAATCCAATGATCCCCGTTGGCACCCTTAACCGGGTTCGCGCCAGCGTTAAATTCACCTCTCATTCCGAACTGAATGTGTCCGCCTCATTTCTGGCAAAAGAAGGCGTCGAATTGTCCTTTCAGGGCAATATCACGGAGTTTTTACCCGCTATGACGGGAGCCGTGCAGTCGCCGCAGCCATACATGATTTTACAGGCGCGTGTTCATCTGCTGCGTAGCCAGGCGCTGGGAAAACAATTCAAGGCCCAATGGGAAAAGAACGCCACGATCGGCGACGCAAAAGTGTATAGCGACAGCACGGTGTTCGGTGACTTCGATATCTATAACACGGCGATCACCAACGTGCAGGATATGACCTTCGCCGGGGGCGAGCCGGGAGTGGCCATCACCATTACCGGTACGTATTACATCAACTCTGAAATGTGGGATCTGGTATGAAAATCTCCCGAAATCTGAATCTGATTATTCCTGTCCGGACAGAAAAGGGTAACGGCTGGGTCCATGCCACGCCGATCAGCAAAGAGGTGTTTAAAGAGCATTTCTTCATTCTGAGTAAAACATTTTCTGCCATTTTCTCCGAAGGTCTTGGCGTCGTTGCGGGTCCGCGTATCGCTTTTTTGATGCTGGAGCGGATCTCGCGTGATTCTAATATCTGGGAAGGTGATAAAGGGGTCCGTAATACACTTGTTAATGAGGTCATTCGCCTGGCAAACCTTGTTTACCCAGTGGAGGGTAAAGGCTACGACACAATCCCTCTCGATATGGCGCTGGAGCGTGAAATCATTGATTTGGATGAAGTGGCGGGTGAGCTCATTTTTTTTACATGCGTCTCGTCGATAAATTCACCGGAGCAGGCGAAGGGGACTATGGATGTGGTCAATGGAGTATGGAGCACTCAATGCTCGTTATTGAATCTTACGGAATGGATCGCTTCATTGCCGACATTGAAATCAGCCGCCAGTTCTGGCGCGACGGCGAACACGTCATCAGCGACATCCTCGACTACTCAGCCGGAGCCGGATTCAGAGACATCTGTGCAGATTCCGGCCTAAATGTAAAAACAGCAGCTCAGTTTCGTGAGTTGCTCAAATTCAAAAATCCCGCAGGAGTATTGTGATGGCTGGTAACCAGATGCCAGTTCTGACGCTGGATGTTAATGAAGAACATCTCAGGCGGCTTGAGGCGATATTTGAAAAGTATCGCAACGGACTGATGATTGGCCCTGCCGGTACGCCGCTTAAAATACCTTCAAATACAGGGCCGGGAGGTGGCTCTTGGCAGACAACCACAGGCGGAGAAGCCAATCAGGCTCCCAGGAAACCATCTTCACCCGCGCCAGTTCTGGCTGCTTCCACTGATGGACGTTTAAGGGATGAAAAATGGCGCTTTGTTGGCAGCGGGAAAACACCTGATTCGCTGGTGAGCAACTATAAAGGTCGCGGCGAAACGATGTTTGATAAGTACCTCAGCGGGCTGGGGAAAAACGCCAAACAGACGCTGAAAACTTACAAGCAGATCAATTCTACGCTACGGGCGACCACTTCGAGATTAAACAACCTGTTTAAAACCACCGTATCGTGGGGGACAAAACTTGCGGTTATGGGCGTTGCAGGGCCGTATGGCTTTGGCATGATGGCTCGTAATGTTGTAGAGAAACAGAAAAATGCTGATGAATTGCAGGCAACGCCAGGAGAGTTAAAGGCGGCAGAAAGCACTTATTCGCCTTATTTTTCCGGTGTTGGTAATTTGCTCAATACACTGGCAGCCGCGCAAAATGACACTCAGCATCCTGCCTACAACGGGCTAATTGGATTAGGGATAAATCCTAAAAAAGGGGCAGCATAAAATCTTCCTGTATTGTTAGAAAGAGTTGCTGCTCTTGCAAAGGAGTATGAGGGAACCGGACTTACTCAGAGCATGCTCAGAGGTCGTGGCCTTGGATGGGTAAATTTTGGTATTGCTAACCAGTTAGTCAAATATCAGGACAAAATACCTGAACTCAACAAAGAGTTTTTATCGCGAGCTTCTCAGAATGACTCGTTGCTCACCTCTGGACATACAAGCCAGTATCAGAATCTTACCAGCAACTTAGAAAATAACTGGGATCAACTTACCAGCGGATTTCAGGGGGCAATGTCGGGTAACTCTGTACAGCTAATTAGAATATCTAATGGTGTAAAGAATGCTGGTCTAAATTTCCTTAACGGTGAGAACTTTAAAAGAATTTTGACTGATGTTGAAACAGGTCTGGATAAACTTGGTAAGTATGTAAATGGCCCGGATTTTAATAACGACCTGAATAATTTTGCCGAAAATGTTGCAAAGGTTGTTAAGGCACTTAGCGGGTTTGTTGGTTTTGCGGTTGAACATCCCTGGCTTTTTGGGGCCGCAGTACTTGCTGGACCATCGAGAGTTGGTGCTGTGGCAGCCACAACGACCGGAGTTGCCGCCCGTGTTGTTGGTGGAAGTCTTCTTGGGGCTACAGCCGGAACAGTAGCTGGATTGGCTATTCCTACAAATGACACACCTACCACCAGTGAGGAAATGAAAGGGCTGGAGGGGCGTTTCAACTTTGATTATTTTAACGAAGTGCAGGAGTGGCAAAAAAACAATCCGGGTAAGGTCTGGCCTGGAGGATTGCAGGGATTTTCAAATCAAGTAAACAGATCTGCATATTTATCCAGAGGGATCAGGAATAACAATCCCGGAAATCTTAATTTCGCAGGACAAAAAGGGGCTACCCTGGAATCGGGGCCAAATGCCCGTTTTGCCAGCTTCCCGACGATGCTGGAAGGCATTGCTGCCTTAGATCGGCAGGTAATGCTATACCTGAAACGCGGCAAAAATACGATTGATCAGATTATTGATATTTATGCCCCTTCATCTGATGGAAATAACACATCGTCCTATAAAAGCTATCTCGCTCAGTACACCGGATTAGGTGTTAAGGAGAAAATCGATGGTTCTAATTTTGAGATAATGAGAAAGCTAATTCAGGGCATTATTAACCATGAAAATGGGGACGTCGCTCGTGCAGTAAGTGGCGATGATGTGATGCGGGCGCTGGCAATGAACCGGGGGAACGTATATTCACCAAATAATACTTCTCAGGTAATCAGGCTCGACGTTCAACAAAAACCAGGTTCCGACATACTGGCACAACTCGCCGGAATGCAACAAATATCGGGGTAAACCATGTCACTTAATTACTTTGGACAAGCTTTCAAACTGGCGTTTGAAGTATCGCCCATTCTTTTAGTTGATGGCATAGCGTCGAAAATTCCCGGCGGGGTGATGCCGATTGCTGTTTTGACCGAAGGCCTAAGCATTGTGAACGGTCTGCTGCATGGCGAGATTCGTACACGCTCGATGGCGGCATTTACCCCGATGGCGGGGACAACGTTGGTTCAGCAGGATATTTGCAACCTGAATTTCTATAACCAGGTAACGGCAGCGAATGCGACCGTCAAGAAGCCTAACCGGGTAGTCATGCAGATGATCCGTCCGGCATCAACGGAGGACGGTGGCTACATCACTAAGGGGATGACATTCACGGCGCTGAAAATGGCGCTCGATATGCATAACCAGTATGGCGGTTGTTACACCGTAATGACGCCATCTTTCATCTACACGCGCTGTCTGATGCGGTCGTTTATCGATACATCTGGTTTCTCTGAGCAGAACAAGCAGGTTCAGCACACCTGGCAGATTGAGTTTGAGCAACCATTGTCGTCTGTCGAACAAACGGTAAAAACGCTGGCGAGCGTTCTGGATAAATTTGATAAAGGGATGCCGTCAGACGGGGCGCTATCGTGGTCAGGTATTAAGAACCAGGTCGTGCAGGAGTTTGGTTTTGGCTTATGACAACGTTAATTCCTTTCAAACCTGACGGGCGAGGACCATTTCAGTTCACGGCCAGAATCGGAGAATATGAAACATTCGCCCGCGTTCCGTTTAATCTGTATGCAAATCGTTATTACCTGGAACTGAAAGACAGTTCAGGCGACGTGATTGTATACATGCCTTTGATCGCGTCACCTGACAGTTACGACATCAATCTGGCGCTGCCTTGCTCACCGGGGAAACTTGTTTTTCGCGAAAGTACGAATCAGTTTGAGGTTTCGTAATGCGTTATTACCGACTGGAAATTATTAATCCTAAAACAGGCAAGCCGCCAGTGGATAGCAATGGAAAACCCATTGGACCTTTTGATACCAATGAAACACCAGGATGTGGGTTGCATGTTGAATTTGACTTTGAAGTAACCGGCCTGGATGTAGTCTGTTCGGCTACGATGCTGACGATCTATGGATTACCAATTGACATGCTGAAGCAAAGCGTAAGTTTGCAGGGTTGTCTGGTACGTATGAAAGCAGGCTTTGTTCAGGGGTTACCACTGGCAAATAAGGATCAACAGGGGGAGGTAATCTATGGTGAAATTTATCTGGCCTATGCCAACTGGATCGGCACGAACCAGACTTTAAACCTGGTAATAAATCCAAGCATACGCAAAACCGATGACGGTAAACCTTTTTCAATTGAGGGGCAGGGGGAAGCAGGGGAAAGGGTGGGTGATGTTTTAGTCCGCGCTTTGCAAAAAGCATATCCCAATAAACTTATTGATTGCACAGTCAGCGACAACCTGGTTTTGCCAGAGCCGTGGACGGGCAAATATACGGAGATTGGTTCGCTGGCTATGGTCGTAAAAAACGCCTCTATTGCGATGATGCGTAATGAAAGGTATAGCGGAATCGCCATCAGTATTCTTTCCGACAGAATACGAATCTACGATAACGCATCGGCAAAGTGGGGTGAGCCAAAAACAATTCATGCCCATGAACTGGTCGGGCAGCCGACATGGATAGCGCCGTTTACCGTCAGTTTCAAATGCCCTATGAGAGGCGATATCAGATGTGGTGATGTGATTAAACTGCCGGAGGGGCTATATTCTGGCGCTGCGTCGATTGTGATGGCTAATACAACGGTACCCAGCGTTATCGCAAAAAATTCGACCACGTTCACCGGGAAATTTCTTGTGAAATCAGTCAGACACATTGGTTCGTATCTGACAGCCGATGGCGATGCCTGGGTGACGGTATTTGAGGCATATGCTGAGAACTGGGCGAGGGTGTAATGTCAAACGCTCAAAAATTACCGTTTCTCCGAACACTGTCGGAGATGATGACCAGTTCTGGTAACCAGCAAGCCGAGCTTAAAGGCCGCGAATTGCCCTGCCATGTTGTCGATATCTGCGGGCAAATAGTGACAGTTCAGTTTGATATGCTGCCGGAGGGGATCAACTTCCCGCAGATAACAATCCCTGTCGCCACATTCCCGTATATCCGTTACCCGATACAGCCGGGCGATCGAGGAGTAACAATTGCCGCTGATGTATCACTGCGCGGTGTGTCCGGATTGGGAACCGGTATGGCAACGCTTTCTTACTCGATGTCGCTCACTCCCCTGTTTTTCGTGCCACTGGCAAACAAGGAGTGGTCCGACGAAGATCCGCAAAAAATCGTTTTGTACGGTCCGGATGGCGCGATCCTCAAAACAGAGGACGGCAGTAGCTCGGTAATGGTGGCTCTGGAAGAAATCAGGCAAAAGTCGAAAGCTGTTTACCTCGAGGCCGAAGATATTTTCCTGAACGGGAAAATTCACCTCAACGGACCGATCGTCCAGGACAAAGCCCAGATGAAGGATACAACCGCTTCGCTGATTGGTCCTCTTAATGTCGAGATGGATGCAGTTATCAACGGCGTGAGCGTCAGCGGCCACAGCCACGATGTGACTGGTGTTCAAAGCGGCGGCAGCACGATCACGTCGAAGCAACCAAATCCGGGTTAATTCCGGTTCATTTCACTTTAAATTCTATCCATAAAGCGAAAGCCCCGAACTGTTGCAGCAGTCGGGGCTTTTTGTTTCTGGCCTTGAATAAGGCAAGGAGAAGTCGTGTTTGATTTTAGCAAACTGATTCGGGAGATTCGAGTTATGGCTGAAAAATTATCCACCTGGAAGTTTTTGCTTATTTGGTTGGTCTTTCTGATTCTGGCGTCTGGTTATTTTGTTGGCCAGATCCGATGGTGGTGAGGGCACGATGAGAACATGGGGCCGCGTCACCGACGCGAACGGCAACAAAAAATGGGTTGCAGTAGAATCTGACGCCAACGGTGATTTCTCCTACGGCTGGCTGACGACGCTCATTCAGACGTTAAAGCTGGGATTGGGGGAGTCGCCGTTTTACGCGAATTACGGTATTCCTGCGCAGCAGTGCATCGTGCAGCAGATTTACCCGGACTACTATGTGAACATGGTTCAGCAACAGTTTGCCGGCTATTTTGCATCATTGGCAATTTCAAAGGTAGATGGAGCAGATAACCCCACCTATAACATCGATGTTGTGTTTTTTAATGGGACCAGTTACCGGACGCAGGTGCCGGTATGAATCACAGTTTTATGATAAAACTTTTACCTTGGTTTGGAGTGCTGTAGAGAGATATTTTAGGGGGGCGAGTAATTTTCTAAGCTGGAGCATATTGACATATATTATTTCGGATTTGCAAAATACAGATTGTAACCATGGAGGAGACAAGCATGGAAAATTTTGCAAATAAGTTAAAAATACACACAGAGCATGTTGCAAAAATGGGGGTGTTTTGTACAACTGAAGAAACGACAAAACAAGCACTCATTATGCCATTACTAGATATTCTTGGTTTTACTCCGTATGATCCAAGAAAAGTCAAAGCTGAGTATAGTGCTGACTTCCCCGGGGTTAAGGCTAATGAACGGGTTGATTACGCTTTATTTTGTCATGATGTTCCTGTGATGTTCATTGAGGCGAAATCGTTTTCAGAACAAATTGATAATCACTGCCCACAGCTATCAAGATATTTTAATTCAACACCGGAAGTTACTATATCAGCCATTACAAATGGTGTTGAATGGCGTTTTTTTACGGATTTGAAACAAAAAAACATAATGGATTCAACGCCGTTTTTAAAATTAAGAATGGATTCTCTAACTCACTCCGATATTACACAATTATTTCGTTTTCGTTATGATAAATTCAAACCAGAGGCTTTACGGACACTGGCTGAAGAAAGTGTTTATTTGAATTCATTTACTAAAACAATCAGTTCTAGTCTTCGTGAAGTTGATCTGGAGTTTGTTCGATATGTTGCTAGTCGTTCAAATATTGAGAGGCAACTTAATCAGAGATTTCTTGAGTTCGTGACTCCATTAGTTAAACAGGCCGTTGAGCGCGCTGTTAGCGCAATGGTGGTTTCCGGGCTATCTACACAACCGGTAGAGCAAACTAAAGAAAATGATGCAACGGATACACAAGTTAATAACGCCATTGTTGATGAAGAAAACCCCAACATAATAACCACAGCCAAAGAATTGGAGCTATTTGAAAGGGTAAAACAAATCATACAAACAGAAGATAATATAGAATATAAAGATACTGAGTCATATTTCGGTGTACTATTGAATGGTAAAACTAATAGATGGCTGTTAAGATTTTATGATAAAAAATCTTCATTTATAACTTTACCTATTTCGCTTAGTGAAGTTCAGTTGAATGAAATAAGACGAGCTCGACTTGATACGGATGGTAAAAGGATACATATAACTAATCCGGAAGATATACTTCGCATATCTGGTTTGATTCTGGATTCATACGAGTATGTTAAAAATGATGATAATTTCCGCCGAGGGTCCAGAGTGAGCAGTTTAGAAGAGGTTGAATAAGTAAAAAACCCGCGAAAGCGGGTTTTTTAATGGAGTAAATATGTCAGAAATACCAATTACTATGACCAGTGCGGGTGCGCAGCCTACGCCACCCAATGATTTGCTCGCGAATCTTATCACTAGAGTTGCTGAAAAAGTACCTGGATATACAGCCAACCTTCCGGCGGGGCTTATTACAGACCTTGCCAGCACGGTTGTCGGGGCGCTGGCATTAATAGACCAGGCGCGGGTGGATCTTATTAACTCCGTAAGCCCATACGGCGCGAATATTCCGTTACTGATGCAACTCGGAAACATATATGGAGCACAGAAGGGATTAAGTACAAATACGGCGGTATACGTGGTGTTTGAGGCGTTGCCGGGGTTTGGTATCCCTAAAGGATTTGTTGTCGGTGACGGCAACTACCAGTATGCGGTTTCCCGCGATACCGTGGTACCGGAAAACGGGCAGACTGAGCCAGTCTACTGTGTGGCCACAACGTCAGGCTCATGGGCTGTACCGGAAGGGACCGTGACGCAGGTCATTACCTCAGTACCCAAAGACCAGCCTGTAAAATGCACCAACTTTACCGCAGGAATGCCCGGTCAGGAGGCGCAAACGTGGGCATCTTACCGCGCCGAAGTCATGGAGTCCGGCATGTTTGGTGTGCAAGGAACACCGGATTGCTTTAAAGCTATGCTCAAATCAGTAAGCGGTGTGCGAGAAAACCTGATTTCTTTCCGGCAGTCGTCGCTGGGGAAATGGGTTGCGGTTGTTGGTGGCGGTGATCCGTATGATGTGGCTTATGCGATTTACAAATCTGTACCGGATATTTCGAAACTGACCAACGATGTAAGCAATCCATCCGGTGCGGCAGTGGAAAAACGCACGGTTTCAATAACCGTTTCGCCGGACGTTTATCAGGTGCCTTTCGTTATCCCGTCATCACAAAACGTCATGGTGCTAATCACCTGGAACACGGTGTCTGATGATTATGTTGATCCGGCGGGTATTGCTATGGCTGTGCAGCAAAACGTTGCTGATTACATCAATTCAATTGAAGTCGGACACCCGATAAATCTTCTGCGTATCCAGGATATTTTTACCAGTTCTGTCAGGTTGCTGGTTGATGCGACGTTGATCTCAACAATCAGTGTGAGCATTGGTATTAACGGTCATATTGTTCTTCCGGCGAAAGACACAAGCCTGGTTTATGGAGATACCTATTCCTATTTTTCAACGGTGGCATCACAGGTTCAGGTCAACAAGTATGCAATATCTGACTGAGAAAATTCTCCCTGCTTATCCATTTGCGCAGTACAGAGATGATCCGAATGTTGTTGCGTTCTTTGATGCATACAATGAAATTGCTCAGGAATACCTCGATTCATTCAACAATCTGGCATTGCCATGCTGGACATCGGAATCAATAACCGGGCAATTACTGGACTGGATTGCACTCGGGATTTATGGCGTTGAAAGGCCTTTACTACAGGTTTCCGAGGAGGCTATTGCACGCGGCGCATACGATACCATTGAATACAATACGATCCCGTATGCAGCAATGCGGAATTATGTTCCGGGGCAGGCATCGTATGTACCTGATGATTATTTCAAACGAATATTAACGTGGAATTTTTATAAGGCTGACGGTTCGCATTTCTGCATTGACTGGTTAAAGCGCCGTGTGGCGCGGTTCATTCATGGAAAAAACGGAATAGACCCGCCGTTGCAGCACACTTTTGATGTGAGCGTGACTGTATCGGACAGTGTTTTTTCTATTCAGATACCAGAATATGGTGATGGTATAGGCTATTTTCTGAAAGATGCCATTGACCAGAAATATGTAAAACTCCCTTTTATTTATTCCTATGCAACAACGGTGATTCAAAAATGATTCTTGGATTCGGCAATAATGTTGTTTCAGCACTGGCTGGTGATATTACGACGATTCAGACTGATATTCCGGTGATGCCGGGCACGGGAGCTAAATTTGCAAAATTGCTTTCTGCCGATTTTGAAAATAAATCGAACGGGCAACGCGTCTATGCAAAAATTACGCTTACCGATAATAAAGAGTCAGCGTTTGAGATTTGTCACCTGGTATCGGTAAGCGGTGATGTGCTGAAAGTCATTCGTGGGCAGGAAGGAACAACCGCGAAAGGTTGGTCCCTTAATGACGTTGTGGCTAACTTTGCCACACGTGGATCGGAAAACTATTTCGTACAGATAGCGCAGCTTCAGAGCGGTCATTATATTGCGGGTGTTGCTGGCGGCACTGCAAATGCACTGACGCTGGAACTTCCCGCGACGTTTTTTGTTAATGGAGGCTCGGACTGGACGCTACGAACCCCGATTATCGTTTTCCCCGTTCAGAACAATACCAACGCTGCAACGCTGCAATTAACACTGGGTGGAAGGGTTCTTGGTACGTTCCCGCTTTATAAGGGGAACAAGTCCGGGCTGGTAGCGAACGATATCATTAAAGGTATTCCTTTGATTTGCCTTCTTGATAGAGAGAAAAGCTATTTCAGTGTGATAAACCCTGGAAATATCTATTCAGATTTTGATCTGCGATATGTAAAAAAATCTGGTGATTTGATGACCGGGGAACTGAAAATCCGTGGTGTTAATGCGCTGAGGATTTTCAACGAAGCCTTTGGTCTGATTTTTCGTCGTTCGGAAGAGTGCCTGCACCTTATCCCTACCAGTGAAGGTCAGGGCGAGAATGGCGATATTGGTCCACTTCGACCGTTCACTATTAATCTGCGGACGGGTGAAATATCCATGTCGCATAAAGTGTCTGTTGGCGGCGGTTCTCAGGTCAATGGTGCGCTGGGTATCGGTGTTCAGAACGCGCTGGGCGGAAACTCAATTGCTTTCGGGGATAACGATACCGGCCTGAAACAGAATGGTGATGGCCTGCTGGATGTTTATGCCAATAGCGTGCATGTGTTGCGTTTTCAGAGTGGCAGTATCCAGAGTAATAAAGCTGTAAACGTTACAGGACGGGTAACACCGTCAGACTACGGAAACTTTGATGCCCGTTACCAGACCAAAACAGGCGGCGTGCAGGATGTGCGTTATGGCTCCGAAATGTATTACAACCCGGGAGGTAACCAGATATCCTGGACATTTCGCTCACCTTCAGGCCACGGGTTATCCGGTATTAATGTTCAGGAAACCGGAAGTAATTCGGCAGATAACATCGGCGGCGTGTATTACCGACCGCTTCAGAAACTGATTAACGGTACCTGGTATAACGTGGCGAGTGTTTAACAATGTTGCATTTAAAAAATATTACTGCGGGTAACCCGAAAACCGCGGAACAATATCAGCTGACAAAACAATATGGTATCACCTGGCTTTTTTCGGAAGACGGCAAAAACTGGTATGAAGAACAGAAGAATTTCGCCAGCGACACAATAAAAATAGCTTACACCGGAGACGGGCGCGTGGTGTGGGTCGGTAAGGATGTGACAGGCATTGAACCCCGTAACGCCAGTGTTATTGAAGTTCCTGATATTACCGCTAACCGCCGTATTACCGTGCCTGGTTACTGGTTTTACCGAAATGATGAATTTGTTTTCGACTACAAACTTAAAGCGGAAGATGAGCGTGATGCCCTCTTAAAACAGGTCAGCATCATGACCAGCGACTGGGAAAAAGACCTGCTGCTGGGATTAATCAGCGACGAAGACAGGGAGAAGCTGAAAGCGTACCGCATTTACGTGAAATCGCTGCAGGCGATGGATTTCAGCACCATCGCTGATAAAACCTCATATAACGCCATTGAATGGCTCGTCTCTCCGGAAGCCTCTTCCTGATTTAATTTATCGCGAGAAAAACTATGTCTGTAGTGATATCAGGTGCGCTGATTGATGGCGCAGGCATCCCCATGTCCGGATGCCATATTATTCTGAAATCCCGGGTAAACACCTCAGAAGTGGTGATGCGCACAGTTGCCGACGTGGTGACAGGAAACTGTGGCGAGTACTGTTTTAAGGCGCAGACCGGAAAATATTGCGTATATCTGAAACAGGACTGGCGCGACGAGTACTATGTTGGCGACATTGCTGTATACGACGACTCAAAGCCCGGCACGCTGAACGACTTTCTGACTGCCCTTGATGAAGGCGATTTAAAGCCGGATGTAGTGAAACGATTTGAGGAAATGGTGGTGCAGGCACAGCAGAGTGCTGAAATCGCAGCATCATGTGCAGAACAGGCAGGGCAAATATTAAATAACATCCAGGAGGTTGCAGGGCAGCTTTCCACAGTACGCTTCGAAAATTTTAACGATATTAGCAGGCGGTGTACGACAGCCATGCTGAAGCTGGAACAACCCGAGGTTGTTAATACATCAATATCTTTA